AGTCCATAAAGAAATCTATACTATTATTGGAAGGTCTAGATACATTACCATGAGATAAACCATCCCAAGCATACATTTCAGTATGGTTACAGTGGTTTTCTTCATTCTCATAATCACATGAGCCATCATCTTCAGTTGCACGGTCATTGTAGTTATTAGCATCTACATCCATACAACCATAAACTGTTTCGTTAGTTTGAGTTTCATTAGTTGTATTATTACCACCTTGATTTAAGATATTACATCTCCCATTATCATGTGTGGCTTGGGGGTCATAGTTAACCGCTTCAGGGTCTGTACAACCATATACAATCACCACAAAGTTACAACTCCCATCATCGAATGTAGCTTGTGGATTATAATTAGTGGCATTATCTTCTAGACAACCTCCGATAGGTCCTTCATCATCTCCATTCATAAAATCATGAATGATAGACATGTTAGCACCTCCACTCAGAATAGCTAAAAGAATCACGGTGATTATAGTTCCTATTTTTCTCCCTACTTGGGTTTCCCCAATCTTATCAGCAGCTTTACCAATAGTCTCGAATAGTTTTTCCTCTTCATCGTCTTGAGGTTTTCGTGGACCACCAATCCCTAAAATCTCTCGTTCTTCTTCAGAGATTACGGAAATGGCTCCATAATCATCGCGCGCCATGTATTATTTTACATGACGCTTGTATTTAAAGATTACCCCTAATCGAAGTCAGGAAATTGGTCTTGAGACTCAACATCTAAATCTTTCTTCAAAGATGAATCTATATCTGAATAGTTTTCCTTTTTACGTTTTTTATATTTAGGTTCCCATTTTGGTACTTCCGCATCACAAGGTCCACCATTACTTTTATGGAAAGAACACCACTTACAAAGGTTCTGAGGCTTTTGCTCATATCTATCTTCGTATTCTTCGCGTTCCTTTATACAATCATGTACCATCTTAATTAAGTCTTTAGCTTCATCAAGCACTTCTTGATTAACCTTAACAAAGAAAGTATCATCAAAGCGGAGGTAATTAACGCCTACGAATGTCGGCATCTCGCCCATCTCTAATGTGTATAAGAAAGCATAGATAATCAACTGGCGATAATATTCCTCTGGTAAGTATGCTCCGTAGCGCTTACTAGTTTTATAATCTAATAAAGTAGTACCACCATCAAAATCATTACATACTACATCAATAACGCCTACTATTGCATATTCTTTAGACTTAACCCATTTCTCAGCATACTTAGGAGCTACTGCATTCCATGCTTGTTGTTTATTCCTAAATATCTTCCAATCAACCATTTCAGTTAATTTCTTATTGACGGAGTCAACAAAGTTCTGTAATAAAGCTTCAGTCTCTTTATTCATAGCATCCATCTCTTCGTGGGTATGTACTTCCCATAACCATTTATGTTTAGCTATCTTTTCTTCCCAACCAGTTTCAAATTGACCTTGAACCCATAATTTAGGAACTCCTTTCTCCCATTGTGGTAGAGTACGGAATTGTTTTTTAAATAAGTCTTCTAATACTTGGTGTACTAATGTACCTCTAAAAAGATGTATTGTTTTCTTCTGTGGTAATTTAGCTATATAGTTATAGTAAAACTCTCTTGGGCATTTTAGGTAAGTATTAATCTTACTTGGGCTCAACCTCATATGACTTGCTGTCCATGTTTCTTTACTCATTAGTGTCCTCCGTGTCGAAAAAGAATATATGAAATAATCTATCGTTCATAATAGAATCACCAAAATACTGCGAAGCTGCATGTATTAATTTAGCATCCATAATTACACATCTGTTGTATTTATTTCCTATCTTATCTATTAATTCAAAAGGAGTCTCATCATAAAAGTTACCTTTGAAGATATCCCAGTCATCACCCCTAATAGAATCTAATCCTGTTTCTTTGTGTCTGAACATACTAGTTCCACATTCTGGTGGAGCATCTGGTGTTAAGTATACCAAAGCAGCCCATTGTTGTGAATCAGCATGTATTACGAAAGGGTCTTCAGCCATACAATGTTGAAATACTCCATTGGTTTGGTAATCCCAACCCCCAAGTTCTTTACCTTTACACACCTTACCTTCTAAAAGTTTTTCGAATGTTTCTTTTACTCCTTTAAAATGGTAGTGTTCTAATGTCCTATGTCCTACTGCACCATGTTCTCCTCGTGGAACATAATCACGTGTTAAAGCAAAATCTCTTACAGCTTCAGGGTCATTGTAAAAATTATCAATAACTATGAGAGTTGGTTTAGACTTAGTTACTTCAACGTCTTTAATAGAGTCTATAAGTATTTCTTCAATATCTTTTCCTTCTGTTTTCTTTTTATACTCAAAATAATCATCAGGATGTTTTATACCTAATTCATTCATTTCTTTAAAGTCCTCAGCTGATATAAACCCATCAGGTTGTATGTTAGGGGGGGATATTAACTTAGGCATCTTTTTTATTCTCCCTCTTAGCTAATATCTTTTTAATTATTTCTTCTTTATCAGTTGTACTATTTTCAGACTGAGATGCAAGTTTGTCAGCATCTTTACCTTCTAAGTTATCTATATTCCATTGGCAGTGTCCTATGTAAGTAGGTGATATACCATCTAACTTTTGTACTTCTTTAAACTTGGTAAGGGATTCATCAAACCTACCCAACCACCATAAAGCAACTGCTTCTTGGAAAGGTAAAGTATAGTAGCCCTCATAATTAACATTAGGTATTCTATCATTTTTAGGTACCCCATTTAGCCTCTGGCCAGTTCTAGACCATGCATAAGATTCTTGCCATAAGCCCGCTCTTTCATATGATATGGTTAGCAGATGATAAGCTTCAGGTCTTTCTGGCATCAATCCTATAGCTAATAAACAACTATTCCTTACATGTGCGTTTCTATCCTTTAAGGCTTCTAAACATATAGCCTTTCTTAAGAGACACTCATAAGCTACCTTTGTCTCATCTGTGAGTTCTGCACACTTAAGATAGTATCCCATTGCAGAAGCCATATGCCCCATCAGTTCATACTGATACCCCAACTCAAAGGAGTTAAGGGGTTCATCTGGGTCTGCGATGTATTGTTCTATTTTACTAATCAATTCTTGCATTATTTATCCTTCCTTGCTATAAAAATCTCAGAGTGGGGTGTCCCACCTATCTTATACCCTAATTCAAATAAATATTGAAATAGGTTATCTTTTAATGTAGTGTTGGTTGTATTGTTGGCTGGCCAACTTTCAAAGAGTATAGGTGGATAGTTATTTTCTTTTAGAGTTTCCGTAGCTCCTTTTAGAACTTGCAACTCGTGTCCTTCTACATCTATTTTAATAAAACCTATATCATTCAAGCTATAACTATCTAGTCTTTCTACAGTCATTAAATAATTATCTTGGTTATTACCTAACCACTGTCCGTCATGATATTCTAAACCAAATCCATTGGTTCCTCCATCTTTACTTCTTTCATAAAAGATTTGTCTTGAAGTAGATTCTCCTAACGCTACATTATGTGTTGTGACTTTGTTTGATAAGTTTTTTAACATTATATTAGCACATAAAAAGTTATAAGTTCTTTTGGTAGGTTCAAACGCAACTACTTCTTTACAATAAGGAGCTAAGGTCCATGTATATGTTCCTACGTGTGCTCCTATGTCTATAAATCTTTTTTCATTATGCATAAAGTTATTTTTTACCCAATCAATTATTTCATGTTCAGGAACTCTATTATCATCTAAGTATTGTACCATAGCTTCAGGAACAAAGTAGTTCTCATAATCTAACCTATCTATAGTTTTTTCTTTAATTAAAATAGGTCTATCACTATCTGTAGCTGTCCCTTGTGGATTTAATGTTATTTCTTCTTCCCAATCAGTAGCCACCATACATGGTTTATCTATTCCATTCTCACACCTCATACACATATCAAAGGTGGTATTAGGTTTAGGAAGTATGTCGTCATACTCTTGAGTAAAGAGATTACCTAGGATTTCTTCTAGATTATAATCCATACAACATAAAGATACTTCTCCATTAGGTAATAATATATTATGATATAATCCTTCTATACATCCACAGGTCTTTTCGCTATCATGAAGTATAGACTTGAACTCATTCCATACTTCTTTAACCTCAGGTTTAAGTTGTGCTTCACCTAATAGATTACCTGCTCTATGCCACATTTCATATTTATTAACTTCCTCATCTGGATATAAATGTTCTACTTCTGGGTGTACTGTACCCATAGCCATAGTAGCAAAGTTTTGAATGTTAGCATTCTTTAAAGCTTCACATACACTTATATATTTTTTATTAACAGGATGTTTAGCCCTATACTCTTTATCAGGTAAGTGTAAAGTAAATCCCCCATTAGGTCCACCACAGAATGGTATATCTTTTATTCTTTCAACATCTTTAAGAGACATGCCTACTGCTGTAGTGAATACAGAAACCCTGTGCCCCTGTTCATGTGCATACAGTAACATATCAGTACAATGTTTATTTAGCCATGGTTCGGTGAACCCTGACATAGTTATTCTAACTTCTTTAGGTAATTTATCTATGACCTTCTTAAAATTATCTAATGATAGGGTCCTTTCTTTATCTGTAGTGAAATGCTCGGAGTCCCACACTTTCTGTAATACTCGTTGTGGACAAAACACACAATCTACTACACAACCTGCTTTAGGTATAGATGTTGTTATTTCTAGCGTAGGCCACGCTGTTGTCTTCCAATATTCGTTCATTCCCAGTCCATAATCTTTTCGAAGTGGTTCTCTTTCAAATGTAATATGTATGCTGAATTATCTTGGAATCCATATGTTATTAATAAATCCCCACAGTTCTCATCAGGGTGTTTAGCCATACCACAACAGAATTCTATCCTACCATCCATAAACTTAAATGGTTTAGATGTACCTTTAAGGTTCCAATCTTTATCCCATGCTACAAATCTATGGTAGTAGTGGGCATCTCTATCATCTTTATCATTATGCCAGTAATCACACTCATGAGTAACACAGATATAATAATCTTTATAAGGTATTACTTGTGAACCTCCTCTTAAAACTAATTGTAGACTTTTACTATTTTTACCTTGATGTACAATAGTTGAAGTGGCTGTAGATACTTTATTGGTTTTCTTTTTGGAAAGTTTAACCTTTACTACTTGTGTTGGGTTAGCATGTTTAATATAATGGAAAGGTTTATCTAAAACAGGCATCCAGTTCTTTTCACAGTAAGCATCTTCTTCACCTTTAGGTGGTTGAATAATAAATCGAGATACTTCTTTAACACTATTTCTAGTAATCTCAATCTCAGATAAAACCATTCTACCTTTTCCATCAGGCGCGTAGCGCCTTACGCCAGTTACATAAGTTTTATCATTCCACACTACTATGCGTGCATCTTCTAATCCTACGAAATCCCATTCAGGTTCCTTAGGGAATTTGGAAGTATCTATCTTCCTATGCTTCATTATTTTATTTTGAGATAAAGAATAATCACACCAATAGTTATCTGTTCTTAGATAAGGGTCATCGTCCTCTCTAACATAATTAAGAGGTCCCCATGGTGTCTGATACTTTTGGTCTCCTTCACAATGATGCAAATAGTATCCTACGTTTCTAACATTAACCCAATACTTGGTTGTATCTGGTACATGGTAGATTGACGGGTTGCATAATCCTGTACCCTTTGAATCTTTAGGAGGTATTAGAAGAGGCTTAATTGTACCACCTCTATCTAAAGCTTGGGCTACTAATGATTCTTTCATGTAGTCTTTAAGCTCTATCATGCTTCTCTCCACTGAATACAGCTACCTTTTCTATCTCATGGCT